TCCCAAACATAGGGTTGACTTTGAACACTGCAACGATAGTGGCGTTGGTGGTCTTGAACAGGTGGGCAGAGGCGTCCTCCACCCTGTCCTCGGCAATGCTGGGTATCTTCTTGGATTCTTTGTAAGCGCCAATAAGCAGGTCTTGGTTTGTGTACACAAAGTAACCAGCGAAAGCAACTACGCCCATGATAAGGATGGCGGCGAGCTTAAATGGAGAATCCACATACCCAAGAACTTTGTCAAGGGTCGAATTGGCATTTAAATTTTCTTCGCTCACAGCTTCCCTTTCATTTCGATTACGCCCCACGCCACTAAGAAAATAATGGCTGCTGCAACTAGTATGCAAAGCCCCATTGTGATGGCTTCGTCTATCTCTGCCTTGCGGTTCTTAGCCGCCCTAGCATCCAATATCTCTTGCGTCCGCCTGCGCTGCACAATTGCGTTACGCTCCAGCAGAATCTGACTCCAAAGCTGGCTGTGGCCTTGATTGATAAAGTGCCACTTTAATTCTTCCTCAGCTTTGTTTAACTCATGCAGTTGCATGACAGTACTCATAGCTTGGCTGGTATCTGAACTGTATTTCTTCTTTGGGTCTTTAACCGCTTCCTTGGCTACCTTTTCCTTTGCGTCAAAAAACTTCATCACATCGTTCGTGATGCCTTGGACATCCTTGCCCATTTTTATAGCAGCTTGGATGCCCTTTATAGCACCCTGTGCTATGGCGAATGCACTAATTGGGTCGATCATTTTTGACCTCCAAAACCCAGCGGCACACCCTCCCGTCTTTGTCTAAAAACTCATTCGCCCCGTACTTTTCTTGCGGCAGCACAACACGGCACACCAACACGATTCTTGTCTCGGTGTTGGGCCAAGGTATCTGTGCTGAAGCAACATCAATCACCTACAGCCTCTGCTAGTGATGGGCAGCGCATCCATAAATTACGCAGTCCGGTTCCACATATACACAACAACGTATGGCTGGAGGTTTTCATTTGTTCCAGAACCAGAACCAGCAGAATTAACAGTTGTAGATGTGCTTACAGAAATTCCTGTCACCGCCGCTGCTGTGTTTGACGTTGTACCAAGACCTACACCACCTCCGGGGTATCTAGTTCCAGTTATATCTTGCACAGCAGTAAACGAATGAACGTGACTAGGGTCTGAAACGGAAGAAGAAGAACTTGCCGTGTGTGAGTGAGCAATAAGAACTGAATTTGCAGAGCCGCCCGTAGTGCCAGCAGCGTACCCACCTCCATTACCAATTAAAACTCGCCCAGCGCCAAACGCCACCCAAGTACCAAACCCAAAAGATGTGTTCGGATTGGTGGCTGATGTGCTGGTGTAAATAGAGCCAACTGGGTGCAGCGCCTGAAGCGCGGCCTGAACAAACGCTGTCGTGGATATTTGAGTTGTATTAGTCCCAAAAGACGCTGTTGGTGCAACAGGAGTTTCTGTCAGCGTAGGGCTTGGAAACGTAGCGCCTGCCATATAGTTGGTGGCTGTCACAATATCTGTACCGTTAGACGCAAGCACAATCTTGGCTGCGGCTGGGACTGAAACCCCGGTCAGTCCTGTAACTTTGACCGTAACAGCACCTGTAGTGTTGTTGTATATAAAGTACAGCTTCTTGTTAGCTGGCACGATTAAGTTAGTGCTTGCTCCGCCTGTGCCGGTCAACTCAATAAACATGTTACGCGCAGTGGCAGAAGCGCCATTAGTCATAGCCAGCGTAGTATCCGTGCCAGTGGTAACGCCCTGCGTTACGTAGCCAGAGACTGCCTGCTCTAATAACGTACCAAGGTTTGTGTTGGTCGTTGACCCCCAGTTACCCGCTTGGTCGCCTGTGCCAATAAGCTCAATGGCTAGGTTGGTTGAATATGTACTTGACATGTGAGTCCTTTAGTTAAGGGTATTTTCGCAGGTTTACGGCGTACTGTCCGCAGGTAGTGGCGTACTGTCCGCAGGTAGTGGCGTGTTGCCTTCTTCAAGCCATTTTAGGTAGGCCTGGTAGTCTGTGTTGGCGGGGTCGAATGGAATGTAAGCGCCATCAGAAAGACGATACACACCTGTTGGGTTGGCAAGTTTATACATATCCATCCTTATAGTTCAGCCGAGGCAGCAATCCAAGATGCGCCTGAGTTATTGTCAAGCAACTGTGAACCTTGACCAGCAGTAAATCCAGACGCAAAAGTAGCAGATAAACTTGTTTGGTTTGTGCCGGAAAGAATACCGCCAAGCGTAGCTGTCGTGACGTTCGACCCGTTACCTGTTTGACCAATAAACTGAGTGTTGCCAGAGACAGAAACCGTTGCGGCTGACCTTTTAGTTACTTTGTAAAACCAAACATATCTAGCGTCTGTTGTAGACGAAGAATAACCAATTGCAAATACAGCGTTGGTTGCGCCAGCATCATTCTTTTCAAAATACCGCTGACACAAAGCCAACTCCGTACCATAAGGCCGATAGTCAAACGATGTGGCTGTGCTGCCTTTTTCAAGCTGTACGCCTGTGATGTAGAAGGTGGCTCCGTTGGTTGCAACAATTTTAGTGTCGCCTGTTGAGCCTAAAGCATCGCCACCCCAAGAGCCAGCAGTTCGCAAGTATGTTGACCCGCACCCCAAATCAAAAATAACCAGCAATCCTGCTGTATTACCTGTAGCCCATGTCCCTGACGTATCACCAGCAATAGTGATTGTTTTTTGTTCCCATGTGTTTGCTGCGCTAATTGTGTAGCTAAAGGGGTATGCACGAACACGACCAGCATTTGCAAGTGAGCCGCCAAACTGCCCTGTTAATGAGCTACGTACCCAGAAAGACAATGTAACAGTCGCGGCACTAGCTGTACCCCAAGCTAAATCTTGTACATTATTTCCTTCAATGGATTGTTCAAGCCAGAAATAATCACCAGAGCCTACGCTGTATGCTGAAGCGGACGTAATACCCAAATATTTGCTAAAGCCAGCAGGTGGAGTCACAGCACCAGCATTTTGCTGAATGGCGTATTTACTAACTGGGTCAGCGTATGTCTTCCATCGGTCACAGGAAAAGTAACCATTTGACGCAACTGTTGTGCTAGCCCCCGCATTACGCTGGTCAATCACCATTGCACCGTTGATGATGCGGTTCTTGAAGCCTGTGTACTGGGCGTTTGTTGGGCTTAGCAATCCACCGTCAACTTGTGTTAAAGCCATTATTGGTTCTCCTCTGCTGGCAATGGTGTGTTGCCTTCAGCAAGCCAGCGTAGGTACTCGGCGTAGTCTGTGTTGGCGGGGTCGAAGGGGATGAAAGCGTTGTCTGAAAGACGTTGAACCATGCTAGACGCAGCGCCTGTAAATAAGTCGTTTGGTTGTAGTTTATACATTTAAAGCTCCGCGCTAACAGTAGCAGTTACGATTGCACTAGCAAGTGCAGAAATATTAAAGTATCCAGAATAATTGTTTATACCTGAATTAGAACCAGAAATACCACTTGGCATACCTGATGTTGTTACTGTTGGAGCTGCACGTTTAGTTGTATATGGAAATACAAAAGGTGTGTAGGCGGCCGAGTTTGCAACTAAATACACGGTGCTTGTCTCATAATACCGCTGACACAAAGCCAACTCCGTACCATACTGACGATACTCAAATGGGGATGCTGCTGTACCTGCTTCTAGCTGTACGCCTGTGATGTAGAAGGTGGCTCCAGATGTGGCAATGAAATTTACGCAACCTGATGTGCGAGTAAAGTCGCCAGCTTGCCATGCTCCAGCGGTTGTGTTGTAGTTTGAGCCAGAGCCAAGGTCAAAAGTTAGCAGGATACCAATAGTGTTGTCTTTAGCCCATGTTCCAGAGGTGTCACCTGCAATCGTGACGCTCTTGGTTTCAAAAGTGTTAGCAGCGTTAATTGTGTAGGTTGCCACATAGCTTCTATTACCTGCCTGATTACGCAGTCTTAATGCGTAGGTTCCTGTGACGCTGGAACGTACTTGGAATGAAATAGTTACAGAAGAAGCGGCTGCTGTACCGAATCCCAAGTCTAAAACATTAAATCCCTCAATAGGTTGAAAGAAGATACATTCATCAGCCGCACTAGGGCTTGCACCTGTGCCAACAGTAAACAGCAATGAATTGTAAAACCCTGTTGGTGCAGTTGTTGACCTTTGAACTGTGCTTCCAGAGCCGACAGTGTTGTAAGTTTTAAAACGGTCTACTGGGAATAAACTGCCAGTACCAAAAACAACACTAGCCCCCGCATTACGCTGGTCAATCACCATTGCGCCGTTGATGATGCGGTTTCTAAAAGATACGTTGTTTGCGCCGCTTTGCGCTATGTTGACGGCTAGGGTCATGCTAACTGCTCCTGCGTTGGTCGTGCGTAGGTTGGGTGTTCCCACTTGGCTATGTAGTCACCTTTGCCATCACTGTCGTTTTGAAGACGGATGGTGTCCATGAAGTCTGCGTCTTGCAGTTCAGGATAGATTGCTTTGATTTTTTCGTAAAGTGTCATCATGCGCTCCTTACCATTGCGCCTTGAAAATATGACAAAGAACTACCACCTATTACAGTAATTGTGCCTGTGCCAGTTACGTATGTGTACAATTCAACATAATCCGTGGAGCCATTTAAATAAATTAAAGATGCTATAGAACTCATCATGTTTGAATTTGTTGCAGTATTATTGCTACCATAATTTACTCCCGTACCATTTTTATAAACAATAATGAAGCCAGTGGTTACAGAAACACTTGAGGAAAAATAAAGGTTTCCTGAAAACTGATAATAGCCAGCAACTTGTGGAGTAAACCGATAATTTGTGGTTATGTCAAAAGCACTAGCGGTATCAAACAATTCCGCATTTAATTGAATCTTTGTAAATGTTGCAGCGGTGATATTTTGATTTGCAGTTGCATAAGCACTAAACGCAGGGCCATTACCTGCCACACCTGCAGCCAACTTAGCCTGAGTTACCGCAGCATCTGTGATGTAAGTCGAGTTAACCGCACCCGCAGTAGCAGGGATGGCATTCAGCACTGAACTGACCAAGAAGCTCTCTGTGACCACTGCATCGCCCACTGTGCAAGCGTTGTTCAATACTACCGTTGTGCCTGTGGTGGCTGTAAAGTCTGTAGATACAAGCCGTACCCCGTTCCTGTAAACGTCGATGTAGCCAACTGTGTAGGAAGGCACACTAAATGATGTCTGGCCCGCTGTTGCCGTGAAGTCTGTGACGGTTCTGTAGGCTGTAGTCGTTACGCCGCTGGCTGGGATGCCAAGGTATCTAACGCTGATGTTGCTTGTACCGCTTGGTGGGGCGGCTGAGAAGGTCAGGGTTGTGCCTGATACAGAGTATGTACTTGGGTCTTGCGTTACCCCACTTACCACCACTAAACAAGATGACGTGTTGGCAGGGGCCACCGTCATGGTGTAGGCTACTTGCGAGCCTGTCCCGCTGAACGTATCAGTCAGAAATGCTGCGGTAAAAGGTTGATTGCCTATGAAAGCCATGTTAACTGTTCCTCGGTGGGTCTGGCTAGTGTTGGATGGTTCCAAGCAGCAATGTAGTCACCTTTACCATCGCTGTCGTTCTGCAAGCGGATGGTGTCCATGAAATCTGCGTCTTGCAGTTCAGGGTAGATTGCTTTGATGCGTTCGTATAAGTTCATTATGCGCTCCGTACTAAATTTGCTTGAAAAAATGTAAGAGAAACATAACCGTATAAACTGGGAGTTATGCCGTTTAAATAACTATAAGACTCAATGTAATCTGTTGAACCGTTCATATAAATTAACGCCGAAGCCACCGCACTGGCGGTTGTTCCCCAACCTCCTTTAATTGCGGTTCCATTTTTATAGATATAGCAAACTATTCCAGTGACCGTGGTATATGCATAATTAGTTGCGTTTACTTGGTAGTACCCTGCAACAGTTGGTTTAAAAGCATAGGCAGGTATTCCCCCTACCGTACTTCCAGTATTGTTAAAACAAGAAGCAGTATCAAATTCTTCAGTATCTATTGCAACTTTTGTAAATACGTTTTGAGTCATTGACTGGTTTGCACTCAAGTAAGCACTAAACGCAGGGCCAGTACCAGCCACACCAGTAGCCAATTTTGCTTGGGACACTCCTGCTGCTTCGAGCCCCGCTGTTCCAATAGTGCTGATAGGCATTATCTACTCTCCAAAGCCAAGGCTTCTAGCGGACGTTCAACTGCTGGATTGGGGTTTGTAAAGACACCGTTAGCATATGTCCATCCGGGTGATGCCCAGTTGTCTTGAATTGCTACAGCGCCTTCTTCAAATCCTGCTGGAGTTCCAACAGGCTGGGTTTCGTATTCAACGGCATTTAAAACAACACCGTCTTTAACAATTGCATATCTTTGCATAGTTGTTCCTTAGAAATAAGCGGTGATTGAAACAAGGCCAGAACCACCAGCACCACCAGCAGAAGGGTTAGTTCCAGTTCCAGCAGCACCAGCAGTTCCAGCAGCGCCAACAGCGTAAGAATATGTGGCAGCAGGGGAAGTTATTGTTGCATTTATATATCCAGCCCCGCCCCCACCATTTCCACCATAGTTGGTTGAGGCCCCAT